TGTTTACCCTGGATGGTGACGGCGTGCTCGCGGCTCTGGACAAGATGCTGGGCCATGTGCGCGACTTGCAGACCGCCTTTGGCAATCTTTTTGCCCGTATCAAGGGCTGGCTGCTCAATCTGCTGCCCGACTGGGCGCGTGAGCTGCTCGGCGTGGGCGGCCCGGAGGGCGACGGAGGGAATAGCGCGCAGAGTGCGCCGCAGCAGCAGCCGGAAATTCCCATCGCCGCGGCCACGCCGGGACTGCTGGGGGCGGGCATGAACGCCATGAACATGCTGGGGGCCGCATATACCGGCATGACCGCGCCGGCCAGCCAGGACAACCGCAAGACCGTGACCAGCACCACAACCGTGCAGAATCTCACCATACAGACGCAGGCCACGGACGCGCCGGGTATCGCGCGGGACTTCGCGGGTGAGTTGAGCAGCGTCATGCAGCAGGAGTACGCGCAGTCATGAGCCGGCTCATACGCAACATCATTGCGCCCGGAGCGGCGGGCATGGGCCGGATCTGGACGCTCAGCGACGAGGACAGCGGACAGCCGCTTCTGGAGTTCGATGCCTTTCTGGGCCTTGATTACGCGCAGGATGCCAGGGTGCCGCAGCAGCCCATCGAGCAAGGATCATTTGCCGCCTACAACAAGGTGGGCACGCCGTACATGCTCAAGGTGACGCTGGCGCGCAGCGGCAGCGCCGGGGAGCTCAAGACCTTTTGCGATGCCCTGGAGGAGCTGGCCGCCGGTACGCGTCTGGTAAGCGTGGTGACGCCCGAGCGGGTGTACCGCTCGGCCAGCATCACCAGCCTGCGCTGGCAGCGCACGGCGGAAAACGGCGCGGATCGGGTCATTGCCGAGCTGACGCTGGAGGAGATCCGGCAGGTTGCGCCCGTCTACCAGGACATGCCGCCGGAAACGGTGCGCGACCCCGCGGACGCAAGCCCCAGAGACGGCGGCAAGCGTCAGGCCAGCCCGGCCACGGAAGCGCAGCAGAAAAAGAGTGACAGCGTCCTTTATGACATTATCACCTGAGGCACCGTCATGCAGCAGATACCTCTTGAAGCGACGCCCAACCAGAGATTTTCCGTTGTGCTTGGCGGCCAGAACTGCACCATATCGCTGTACGCGCGCAGTTTCGGGCGCGAAACACGGCTTTTCTGCGACCTGGCCGTCGCCGGAACGCAGGCATGGTGCGGGGTTGTCTGCCGCAATCTGGTCAACCTCAAGCTGTACCCTTCGCTCGGGTTCGCCGGAGCCTTGTGGTTTGTGGATTTGGAGGGGACGAGCGACCCCGAGTGGGCCGGTCTGGGGGAGCGTTTTGTGCTGCTGTATGCCGCTGAGGGCGAACCTCTGCCCGCCGGAGTACAGGGCTCACAGTATGAGGGTGCGGCCAGCTACGGCAAGGAGCTGACAGCATGAGTCTGAGTTTTACCCGCAAACAGATCGAGATCCGGCTGGCGCTGGCGGACGGCGGTATTTCCGGCGGTGAAAACACGAAAATCATCCGGGGTCTGGGCTGTGACGTGGAGATATCCAAGCCCGGTCTGCCAGCTAAAAATTCATGTAAGGCAACCATATGGGGGATGCCTCTGGCCGACATGGAGGCCTTGACCATGCTGGCCTTTGAGCCGCTCAAGGTGAGCAGAAACAGGATTGCCGTGTACGCGGGCGATGAGGCGGGTCTTGCTCTGGCTTTTGCCGGGGACATCACGAGCGCATGGCCCGACTTCAATTCCTCGCCGGATGTGGCCTTCCGCCTGGAAGCGCTGACCGGGTATGTCGCCAGCGTGACCCCGCGCAGGATTTACAGCGCGGGCGGTGACGTGAGCATTGACGCAATCATGCGCCAGCTTGCCGGAGAAATGGGCCTTGCCTACGTCAACAACGGCGTAAGCGGCAGTCTGATTCAGCCCGCGCTTTCCGGCGGTCTGTACGAGCAGGCTTACAGTGTGGCACGCATGGCCGATTTCGAGCTTTTGCTCGATGACGAGAGCATGGTGATCCAGCCCTGGGACGCGGTGCGCGATGCGGATACCGATCCGCCGGTATGGCGTGATTCCACGGGTGTCAAGGGCTACCCGACCTTTACCCAGACCGGGATCAGCGTGACCGGGCTGTATGCTCCGGCACTGGTGCAGGGCGGCCTGCTGCAACTGGAGAGCATCGTGCCCAAGGCCGGCGGCAACTGGAAAATCATCAGCCTCAAGCACAGGTTACAGGCGCATTATCCGGGCGCAAGCCAATGGCACACAACCGTCGAGGGGGCATACCTTGCAGGGAAATAGAAAACTTTCCACCGGGCTTTCCGACATCGGCGCGCAGAATTTTGCGATCGACGCGGCTGTACGCAAACTCTATACGATGATGCCGGTCAAGGTGATCGCCGTGGAGCAGAGCGGCCCCACGGATCAGGTCGGCTTTGTCGATGTGATGCCGCTGATCAAGCAGGTTGACGGCGAAGGGAGTGCCGTTGAGCCTTCCGTGCTTTACCGGCTTCCCTTTTGCCGGCTCCAGGCCGGAGCCAATGCGGTTATCGTCAATCCGCAGCCCGGCGACAAGGGCGCGGCACTCTTTGCCATGCGCGATATCAGCGTCCTCAGGGCCACGCGGGACGGCCCCGTGCAGCCGGGGACGCGGCGCGTCATGGCCGCCGGGGACGGCTATTATCTCGGCGGCTGGCTCAACGGTGCGCCGGAGCGCTATGTGATGATTGCCGATGACGGCGTGACCATTGAGGGCATCGCGCGCATTGAGATACACGGCGCGGATACCGTCATCAATGCCGAGGCCTCCTGCACCATCAACGCAGCAGGAGGCTGCACCATCAACGGCGATGTGCTGATCAACGGCTCGCTGACCTGGACGGGCACCGCGCAGGGCAAAAACGGCGCGCGGGCGCGGTTCTCCGGCGGCTGGGAAAATACGGGCGGCAGCGTCACCAGCAACGGCATCACGCTGGAAACCCATACCCACGGCGGGGTGGAACCCGGCGGCGGCAGCACCGGAGGCCCGCAATGATAAGCCTTGACTTGTCACCGCAATGGGATCTTGTGCTGACCCCGGCAGGAGATATCGCAACTCTGACCGAACCCGCACGGCAGGCGCAGGATGTGGCGACGCGCTGCCGAACCTTCCGGCGTGAATGCGTGTACGCGCAAAGCCAGGGAATACCCTATTTCGCTGATGTTCTGGGCCGTACGCCCCCGGACGCTCTGGTGCGGGACTATCTGCACGGCGAAGCCATGCAGGTTGCGGGAGTGGCCGCGGCAAGCGTGGAGTTTTCAGGCCTCGAAAACCGGAAACTGATCGGAGATATCCGCATCACGGACAGCGAGGGTAATACTCAATATGTCGCAATCTCCTGATATTTCCTTTGGCCCGAGCGGTCCCCGGGTGCCGGACACAAGTACGGTGCTGGCCTGGGTACAGGGCAGGTTCCGCGAGGCGTTCGGCCCGGATCTCAATCTGGATCAGTCCACCCCGCAGGGGCAGCTCATCACTACGCTCACCGCCTGCATCACCGCCCGCAATGCCGCTCTGCTGCACCTCTCGCAGATGTTTGATCCTGATACCGCGTCGGGCGTCTTTCAGGATGCGCTCGGGCGCATCTACTTCCTCAACCGCCAGGCCGCCGCGCCCAGTGTGGCCCAGTGTCTCTGCGTCGGGCTGCCCGGCACGCTCATACCTGGTACTGATACGTCAAACTCGCCCGCGCTTGCCCAGGATGCCTCAGGCGTGCAATGGCAGTGCACCCGTACCGGCACCATACCGGAGAGCGGCAGTGCCACGCTGCCCTTTGCGAGCCTTGAAGCCGGGCCGGTGGCGTGCCCGGCGCAAAGCATCACCACCATTGTCAGCGTGATTCCCGGCTGGGATACGGTGACCAACCCCGAGGCGGGCGTGGTGGGACGGAGCACCGAGGGGCGCGCCGCCTTTGAGGCGCGGCGACGGCAAAGCGTAGCCCTCAACGGACTTGGGCCCGTGGCCGCGATATACAGCCGCGTGGCGGCTGTGGACGGCGTACTGGACGCCCGCGTCGAACAGAACGTGACTGACGTGCCGATCATGATCGGCAAGGTACAGCTCAAGCCGCACAGCGTTTACGTCACCGTGGTGGGCGGGGAAGACGCGGCTGTGGCCGAGGCTATCGCCAGGAGCAAGAGCGCGGGCAGCGACATGAACGGAAATACCAGCTATACCGTGACGGATGCGAACAGCGGCGCACAGCAGGTTATTACCTTTGAGCGTCCTGATTCTCTGCGCCTGGGGGTGCGCGTGACACTGGCCGAAACCGACACAACCCCGGCCGATATCATAGATCGGATCAAGGCTGCTATCGTGGCCAATTTTACCGGAGCGGACGGCTCGGTGGCCGTGGGCATCGGCGATACGCTGTACGCCAGCCGCTTTTACTGCGTGGTGCTTGGCGTGGGGGTGACCGATCTGCTTGCCGTCGAACTGGCGATCCTTTCCGGCTCGGATCCTGCCTGGGGCGTTTCCGTCAGCAGCGAGATCAATGAACTGCTGACCCTTGCGGCTGATGATGTGACGGTCATCGTGCGGGAGCGGTGAAAATGGAATGGCGCGAGACTATACTCAGTCAATACGAGCATTCGCCGCGTATCATGGGAACAGCGCGGGCCATGGGCGACGGCCTGGATACCGCGCCGGGCATTGAGCTGTTCACACGGGAAGTCATGGATATCCGCACGGCCGGAACCTGGGGACTCGACGTGTGGGGCCGTATCCTGGGCATTTCCCGCACGATTGTACTCTCCGGAGATGATGAAGTCCTGGGTTTTGCCGGCTCCGAACTCCAGCCTTTCAATGTCGGCACGTTCTACCAGCCGCGCGTCACGCAGGCCTACACGCTCGGCGATGACGCCTATCGCCTGCTGCTTATGCTCAAGGCGGCGGCAAACATTTCCGATACCTCCGTCCCATCGCTCAACAGACTGCTGCAATTTCTGTTCGCTGACCGCGGAAATGCCTATGTGCTTGAGATTGGCACCATGAAAATACGTTTCGTCTTTGAATTTGATTTGCAGCTCTATGAGCGGGCGCTCATCCTGCGGCAGGATGTGCCGCCCAAGCCGGCGGGCGTGGGATATGAGCTGTTCACTCTGGCCTACCCCGCATTCGGTTTTGCCGGTTCGGGGCTGCATCCTTTCAATCAGGGCACATTTGCTCAAGGGGGGCCTGTAGATGCCTACTTTGTCTAAGCCGATCAATATACCGGGGCCCTGGGCCTATAACGGCGACAAGAACACGATTCCCGATACCGGCGCGGATGTGGGGCTTGCAAGCTGGGCGCAAGGCTGGGGGCTGGTCAACCAGCTCCCGTTGACTGCGGGGGGCATTCCCCCCGCGCGGGCGGACTTCAATGGGGCGCTCAATGCCTTGAGCGCTCACGTCTGTTATCAGCAATCCGGGGCGTACTACGACTGGTCAGCGGATCTGATGTACCCCTTCCCGGCCCGCGTGCTGGGCAGCGACGGCAAGGTCTATGACTGGGTGAGCGCGTCCGGCGCGGGTACGTCCGCCGGAGCGCAAGACCCCACCACGGACAGCGACCGCACCTGGTGGCGGCCTGCCGTGACCGGGGGCGACCTGCCCGAGTTCGACGGCACGACCATCAAGCTCATCAACGGCAAGTACGGTGTGCCGGAGTTCACCGCCCCCACAGCCAGCGCGCCGGGCAACGCCGGGCTGGTGCCGGGGCCGGAAGCGACACCGGAGAATGAGCTGCTGCTGAATCTTCTCAGCGCCAAGGGTTTTATGAAGATTGACCCCGCCATTCTGCATCCTACGGCGCAGAGTGTGGAGCTGAACAAGACCACTCTGGATATGGGCGGAGTGTCTGCCGAAGGCGTGAATATTGATACTCTGCTCCGTACGGGCATCTTCAGCGCAAATATCTTTGCGGGGACGTTGCCTGATGGTGTGACAGGGGGTGTGCTAATAAACATCATGTCGCAGGATGATAACGGCCTGTATTATCCGCAGCAGATATTTTACAGTTATGCCAACAAGCTGTACTTCCGCACAAACAGCGCCGGTAACGCGCCGGGCGGTGTGCCTGCATGGCTGCCCTGGGCACAACTGGGCGGCCCAATGCCCTATGTACAGGCAAGCCTGCATGCCGATCTGACCTGCGCGGCGCAGACCGAGACCGTGGTGC